GCCAAGCAAATGCCAGCGTTGGGAGCAATTAGCAATTTATCAGTAAGCGATGTAACTGCCAGTTTGGCGTCTGCATCTCGATCAATAGGACAAGTGGCTAATCAAGTTAGTAATTCTATAGGCGTTGGAAAATTTGGGTTTGATGGATCTCAACTGGAAGCCGCTGGCGTTCTCAAACCTGGTACAGTGTCACAATTTTTATCCAGCGGTACCAACACATTGACTAGTGTTTTAAAAAGTCCCACGGTGTTTACAGGCAAGGCTGGCATTACCAGTCTAAAAGATTTGTTAGGATCGTTGCCAAAACAAGAAACTATACAACAAGAATTAATGAGCAATGGTCTGACCGCAGTAAAAGCACTAGGCATTCCTACAGACAAACTCAGCGCAGGTGCTCTAGCAGGCACAGCATTAAATGCAGCCAAAAGTATACCAAATACCATGGACTGGGCCCAAGGAAAAGCACTTGCTAGTGATGTTAAAACTGCACTAAATGAAACAGCACGAAATGCAAGTTTTGCTGTGGATTTTGCAGAGACCAAAGTCGACGATGCAATGAAACAGTTGGCTCTAGGAGAGCCAGTGTTTGACACAGTGAACAGAGTTACACTAAATGCCGCTGCCATACGGGTAATTGGAAATCCAAAAATACCCCCGGTGGAATACAATAACACACCACCAAAAATTACAACATCTGAGCTGGTGACGGAGTTTGGTATCATTGTTGACCAGGCCAATGCAATTCTTGGTCTAGCTATGGATACCCTCAACAAGAGTGACGCAAAACGAGCTAGATTGAGCAGTTACAGCAAAGATATTGCAGATCTTGAATTGTATATTAATGACATTAACGCAATTGATGGAAGATTGCAAGGACTCCTTCGCCAGGCCAATTTGGCAAATGATTCTGGGCTTGTGGCCAAAATTGAAAAAGGACAACGTAGAGGTGCAGAAGCAATCAAGACGATTGAAAGCTCAATTGACGAGCTTAGACAGTTCCTTGTTTGATCCGATAAATATTAATTATGACCACATTCGTCGGCTTCAACACCATAAACCAATATAAAAAATTTACCTTGGTTGACTTTGAGTTAATCAAACGAGATCTGTTGAATGCGTTCAACATACGGCAAGGAGAATTGCCTGGTCGTCCGCAGTACGGCACTGTGATGTGGGACTATGTTTTTGAAAATCAAATCACTGAACTGCAACGTAATATTGAAACTGAAGTTCAACGTGTGTGCGGTGGCGATCCAAGAATACAAGTTACGCAAATGGCAGTGTTCCCTCAAGATAACGGGTTTCTAATACAGTTAGAAATAGCAGTATTGCCAGGAACTGATGCGGAATTTTTAAGTGTGTTCTTTGATAATCAACAACGCAGAGCCAGCTACGTATAACTGAGCCGTTTTTTCTGGTAATAAATACAAGATCTAAAGGCAAAGAGGCATGGCAAAGACCACAAGACAAACAGCAATATTTGGTGTAGAAGACTGGAAACAGATCTATCAAACCTATCGTGAAGCTGATTTTCAGAGTTATGACTTTGAAACTCTACGCAAAAGTTTCATTGATTACATACGCCTCTACTACCCAGAAACTTTCAACGACTACATTGAAAGTTCAGAATTCATTGCTTTACTAGATGTAATTGCATTCATGGGCCAAGCACTGGCTTTCCGCACAGATTTAAACACAAGAGAAAACTATTTAGACACAGCAGAACGCAGAGATTCAGTTGTGCGTTTGGCCAATTTGGTCAGCTATACTGCCAAACGCAATACTGCGGCTCAAGGATATCTCAAAGTATTCAATGTTACCACAACTGAAAATGTGATTGACTATAACGGAGTCAACTTGAGCAACGTTACTGTAGACTGGGCTGATCCCACTAACCCAGACTGGCAAGAACAATTCACTACTATCATCAATGCCGCTCTAGTAGACAGCCAACGCATAGGCCGTCCGGGCAATAGACAAACCATATTGGGTGTGCGAACAGACGAGTATGCTGTGAATCTTGTGCCAGGATTCTTACCGGTCATTCCGTATAACTCCACAGTGGACGGAATTTCAATGCCGTTTGAAGCAATAACTTCAACCAGTGTTGGTCGTGATTATATCTACGAGCCACCACCACAACCAAACACCAGTTTCAATGTGTTGTATCGCAATGACCAACTGGGCTTTCAATCTGCCAACACCGGATACTTTTTTGCATTCAAGCAAGGCACGCTACAAAATCAAGACTTTAACTTGGCTGAGCGCATTGCCAACCGCACAGTAAACATCAACATCGAAGGTGTAAACAACGAAGATCGTTGGTTGTTTCAACTTGACAATGTGGGAAGCGTCAGCCGTGAATGGCAATATACAGAAAATATCTACGTTGGTGCTGCCGAACAACTGACTGGCCTACGATCAATCTATTCCACAACCAGCAGAACAAACGATCAACTTACTATGATATTTGGAGATGGAGTGTTTTCAGAAATTCCAGTAGGAATTTTCCGTGCTTATGTACGCAGTTCTAATGGATTGCAGTACATTATCAATCCTGAAGAAATGCAAAACGTAGTTTTGCCTATCAGTTATACTGACCGCAACGGCAATTTGCAAACTATCACATTTACTTGTGGTATTACTCGTCCAGTATCTAATGCACAGGCTCGAGAGCCAATTGATGAAATCAAACAACGTGCGCCTGCTAGATACTACACACAAAATCGCATGGTCAATGGCGAAGACTACAACTTGTTTCCTTACACACAGTACAATTCAATTATTAAATCTAAAGCATTGAATCGTGCGTCAATTGGAACCAGTCGATATCTTGACTTGGTTGACAACACTGGCAAATACAGTTCAACCAACAGCTTTGGCAGCGATGGCGGATTGTGGGAACAAAACATTTTACCAACTGTTTTGTTCAGTTGGACCAATCGCAATGAAATTGCCGACGTGATTACCAACCAGGTGCAACCACAGTTGACTGAAAGTACCATGCGTCAGTTTTACTATGGAAATTTTCCAAGAAAGTTAATCAACACTTTAGATATCATTTGCACGACCACAACAATTACAACCAATACAATTACCTGTTCTACTGCTGCATTTTTTGATTATGCCTATGTTGGCATGCCAATCACATTCTCAGGCACAGTGTTTGGTGGCATTACCGCCGACTTGCCTTATTATGTGGTCAGCATAAATTCAGTCAACAGTACATTTACTGTAAGCACCACAGCTGGTGGATCAGCAGTTACATTAAGTTCAGCGTCGGGCTCAATGAGTGCAGTTACTACATTGAGTACAGGCGGAAGCACCTGGCACCAAAGCACTACATTGGCCAATGAAACCACTGGATATTTTGAAAACAGCGCAGGCACACCTATTGCAGTAGGAGACGAATCCACAACCAATTTCTTGTACGCTATTGTTGGTAGTTTAGTACGTTTTGTTCCGCCACCAGGTTACTTTTTTGATAAAAACAACAAACTGCAATTGGGCATTCCAACCAAAGCAGAAGAGCGTGTGGAAATTTGGGCCAGCCCCATACGAGTAACTGGCGATGGCATGAACTCGGGACTGGGCAATCTAACCAACGGATCGGGGCCAGTCATACTCAATAACTTTGTTCCCACTGGTGCTATCGTAGACACCATTATTCCGTTATTTGTTACAGACTTGCCATTGTCGATTGAATCTGCAATGAGTGATCAAATTGCACTGTTTCGTAATTTTGGCTTGGGATACGACAATGACGGATCCATTACAGGTACTCCGTACTCGTGGTACTTGATTCAATCTACCAACCTGGATCAAGATGCTGACTGGAGTCAAGAGTACGCCGGTAATACCAGCGGTGCCAGTCTAGACTCTTCGTGGCTGATCCAGTTTGTGGTTCAAAATCAAAATTACACAATTACATTCCGTGGACTTGCATACAACTTTGGATCAGTGTTGCAAACAAGATTTTTCTTCTACGACGGTGCGCAAATCTATGACAGCCGCACTGGCACAGTGATCAAAGATTTTATCAATGTGTTAGCAGTCAACACTCAACCAAACTCCAGTGAACCGCTTGAGGGGGATATTTACATGACCATTACTGGTCAGCCAGTTGAAAGTGACGGATATGTAGATGACTTCCAGGTGCTGGTAGGATATAGAGACTCAGACAATGATGGTGTGCCAGACAATCCGGACTTCTTTAGCGAAATAGTAGGACCAGCTGGAACCACAGGACCTTATGTGTTCTTGCAACAAACTGTGGACTTCGACAACCTACAGCGTTATTTGTTGGTTGAAGAAGGCGTGGTAATTTACAGTTACGCTACCCTTGATGAAATTGAATTGGTAAAAACTGAATGGTCTTCAGGACAGGTTTTTTATGCCTACAGTGAAGCTGCATTTTATCAACTGAGCTTGACAGTGACCGGAGTGTTAGAACTTAACGCAGTCACAGGATGGATTGCAAGAGCAGGACGACAAAGTTTGTACTATCAGTACAGACACAACAGTCCGTTGACCAGTAGAATTGACCCAGGCACAACCAACATCATTGATTTGTATGTGGTCACTTTGGGCTATTATAATGCCTACCAGAACTGGTTGAAAGATACAACTGGTACAGTAACCGAACCAGAACAACCAACCATTGACGATCTCAGCACAGAATATCAACGACTACAAGATTACAAAATGGTGTCTGACAACATTGTGGTCAACTCAGTGAATTTTAAACCACTGTTTGGACTCAAAGCTGCAACTACATTGCGTGCCACTATCAAAGTGATACGAGCACAAAATTCAACAGCATCAACCTCTGAAATCAAAAGCTCAGTACTAGCAGAAATGAACAGTTATTTTTCAATTGACAAATGGAACTTTGGTGACACATTCTATTTCTCTGAACTTGCTGCTTACTTGCATCGACAACTTGGTACAATCATCAGTTCTGTAGTGTTGGTTCCATTGGATCCACAAAAGAGCTTTGGTGACTTGTATGAAATTCGTTCTCAACCCAATGAGATTTTTGCCAATGCCGCAACCATCGATAACATTGATGTGATTGAAGCATTGACCAGTACTAACCTGCGCACAGCAGCAGGCAGCGGAGTAATTTAATGGCACGAGTACGCTCAGTAGACTTTCTTCCGCAAATTTTTCAAACTGAAACTAACAAACAGTTTTTAGCGGCCACGCTTGACCAACTGATTCAAGAACCTAAATTTAAAAAGACACAAGGTTTTATTGGCCGCACAGTTGGCCCAGGGGTTAATCCCAACGACAAGTATGTGGTAGAGCCAACAAAAACACGCAGTGACTATCAACTGGAACCGGGGGTGGTCAGTTTAGATCCTGCTGATACAACAACAATTAAAAATATCATTACCTATCCAGGTATGCTTGATGCATTGGCTTTTCAAGGTTCGCCTACACAACGACCAGACAGATTGTTCTCAAGTGATTATTACACTTGGGATCCGTTTATTAATTTTGATACATTTGTAAACTTCTCTCAGTATTTCTGGTTACCCAATGGGCCCAATGCAGTAGACGTTGCTGCCACGGGCGTGCCTGTAACAGACGACTTTGAAGTCACAAGAGCCAACGGCGTTTATACATTTTCTGGAATACCCGGCGAGAACCCAACCATTGAAGTGGTACGTGGCGGCAGCTATACGTTTCAGGTAGCACAGAACTCCACAGAAACTGTAAACTATCGTGTTGGAAACTCTGGTATTTCTGCATACACCATTGACTTCCTTAACAACCCCACACTGACGCTGGCTCGCGGAAACACCTATGTGTTCAATTTGAACTTGCAAGGCGACTTTCCGTTCTGGATCAAGACTGAACAGACATTGGGATCAGCTAATCCTTACAACGATGGTGTCAGCCGTAATGGATCAAACTTTGGCCTTGTGACATTTACTGTGCCAAGAAATGCACCAGACACATTGTACTATGTGAGTGGCACACAAACCAACATGCGCGGCACGTTGAATATTGTAGACGGAGTACCTGGCACTGGTCCAGGATTTTGGATACAAACAGATCCAGGAGTGTCTGGCAAAATTCCTACCACACCAAACATCAGCTCACGTGATGTTTTTGGTGTGACCAACAACGGCGAAGATCTTGGCACAGTGATTTTTAATGTGCCTACAAAAACAGCTCAGAGTTTTTATTACAATTTGCCAGTGTTCAGTCAAACTGTTGATTTGCTTACAGAACTCCAGTTTGAACAAATCAACAATCAACCTTTAGACACGTTTATTGAGACCTACGGCGGCATTGACGGAATAACCAGCCTCAACAACAGAACTTTGATTTTTACAAATTCAAACACTGATGCCGAAAGTGGAGGCTGGATTCGAACCAGTTTCTATGATCCACTAGATGCCGGAGCTGCCAATAACGGGTTGCTTGGTAGTTTTGATACTGAGCCATTTTCACTCACAGCAGAAATTGCACCAGAAGACAGATATCAACTTTGGCAAATCAACTACGTGGTCAGTGACGGAATTACCTATCT